TCTTTTTATAACGCGGACGGGCAAATGAAGTCTCTCTCCGAGATGGTCTCCATGCTCCAGACGAACATGGAGGGCCTGACGGATGAACAGAAGCAGAACGCCCTGGTGACTCTGTTCGGTCAGGAAGCCCTCTCCGGCATGATGGTTTTAATGGAAGCCGGGCCGGAGCAGATCGATGCGCTGACGGACTCCTATCGGAATTGTGACGGTGCGGCCGCCAGCATGGCGGAAACCATGATGGACAACCTGGGCGGCGATATCGAGGAACTGGGCGGTTCCATTGAGACCCTCGCGATCTCCGTAGGCGAGATCATGGTCCCGGTCATCCGGGAGATCGTGGCAAAGCTGCAGGAGTTTATGGATAAATTAAACGCCCTGGACCCGGCCACCAAGGAGCTGATCGTCAAGATCGGCCTTGTGGTAGCGGCTCTGGGGCCTTTCCTTTTGATCCTTGGGAAGATCATCTCTGTGACTGGTTCCTCAATGCAAGGGTTTGTGAAGCTGGCCCAGGGCGCAAGGCTCCTGATGACCAACATCTCCGGCGCAAGCGGCATCTTCGGGAAACTGGGAGCGGCCCTTGGGGGTATCTCAGCGCCTGTCATGGCGGTGGTAGCGGTGATTGGTGTCCTTGTTGCGGCTTTCATAAATCTGTGGAACACCAATGAAGGATTCCGGACTGCCATTACAGAAATCTGGAACGGTATCGTAACGACTGTGCAGGGCTTTTGCCAGGAAATCGTGGAAAAAATCAATGCCTTGGGCTTTGACTTCCAGAACATAACCGAGGTACTGAAAGCCATCTGGAATGGGTTCTGCAGTGTGCTTGCCCCTGTGTTTACCGGCGCGTTCCAGCTGATCTCGGATACGCTCAGTGTGGTCCTAAATACCATCTCCGGCCTCCTCTCTGTGTTCATCGGTATCTTTACCGGGGACTGGCAGGGCGCCTGGGAAGGCGTGAAGCAGATCTTTGTAGGGATCTGGGAGTTCATAAAGAATACCTTCAGCAACATCCTGAACACTTTAAAAGGTGTGGCGGATGCCTTCCTGGGCCTGTTCGGCACGGACTGGAACACGGTGTGGACCGGGATCAAAAACTTTTTTATCGGCATCTGGAACAGTATTTCCGGTTTCTTTTCCGGAGTGCTTTCCGGTATCCAGTCGGTGGCGACAACCGTATGGAACGCGGTGAGCGGTTTCTTTACCACGGTCCTAACCGGGATCCAGACCACTTTTACTACGGTATGGAATGCAATTAAGACAGCGGTCACCACCGTGATGGCCGCGATCCAAACTACCATTGCCACGGTATGGAACGCTATCTCCACGGCGGTCTCTACCGTTTTAAATACAATCAAAACTGTGGTACTGACGGTGTGGAATGCCATAAAAACGGCGATTACCACAGTCATGACGGCGATCCAGACTACGATCACTACGGTATGGAATGCCATCTACACAACCATCGAGCCGTTGCTCACAGCATTCAAATACTTATTTGAGACCATCTGGCAAGCCATTAGGATCCTGATCGGGAACGCGATGACGGCGATCCAGACCACGGTCACCACTGTGTGGAACGCCATTGTTGCTTTCCTCACGCCGCTGCTTCAGGGCATTCAGACGACAGTTACAACGATCTGGAACGCGATCAAGACAGTTATCACAACCGTGCTGTCGGCAATCCGGACTGCAGTAACCACTGTCTGGAATGCCATCCGGACTGTGGTGACCACGGTATTATCTGCGATACAGTCTGTGGTATCCACGGCATGGAACGCGATTAAGGGAACCGTCACAACGGTCCTGAATGCGATCAAGACGGTGGTATCGACAGTCTGGAATGCCATCCGATCTGTGATCACCACTGTAATGAATGGCATTAAGTCCGTGGTCACTTCCGTCTGGAACGGAATTAAGTCCGCAGTCAGTACCGTGGTCAATGGTATCAAGTCTGTGGTGACAACCGGCTTTAATGCGGCGAAGTCTGCGGTATCCACGGCCATGAACGGCATCCGAACCGGGGTGACGACCATCTGGAACAGCGTGAAATCCGCTGTTTCCACTACGATCAGCGGGATCACCTCGACCATCAAAACCGGTTTCAATAATGCTGTATCTTTCATCAAAGGACTGGCGGGGCAGGCGTTTTCTTGGGGCGCGGATATCATTAATGGCATTGTGAATGGTATCAAGTCCTGCATCAGCAACGTAGCTTCCGCTGTCACCAGCGTGGCGGATAAGATCCGCTCTTTCTTGCATTTTTCCGTGCCGGATGAAGGGCCGCTTGCCGATTTTGAAAGCTGGATGCCGGACTTCATGCAGGGACTGGCAGACGGCATCAACAGCAACGTGGGCCTGGTGGAGACGGCGGCAAACAGCCTGTCTACAACACTTTCCGCAGCAATCACCAACGCGATGGCAGGCGTGGAAACAGCGGTCAACCAGAGCTGGGCCGGTATCAACCAAGCGATGCAGAGCGGATCCGCTTCAGTGAGCGCCGCGGTCAATTCCATAAAGTCCAGCATTTCCTCTGGATGGGGAAGTGTCCAAAAAACCACGGCCAGTACATGGAATGTGGTCAATAAGAGTTTCAGCAGCAGCTGGGACGCCATCAGGAGTACTGCAGTATCCGCGGTAAATGCGTTGAAATCCAGTATATCTTCTGGATGGAATAGCATTAAGAGCACAACGACAAGCGTATGGAACGCGGTACGGTCAAGCTTGACCAGCAGTTGGAATTCCATCAAAAGTACGACAACGTCTGCGGTCAATTCCTTAAAAACCAGTATTACTTCCGGGTGGAACAGCATTCGGTCATCGACCACAAGCGTTTGGAACGCAGTCAGGTCGAACTTGAGCAGTACGTGGAATTCCATAAAAAGTACAACGACTTCTTCTGTCAACAGCTTAAGATCCAGCATCACTTCCGGCTGGAACAGCATCAGGAGCAGTACTTCCAGCAGCATGTCCAGTCTAAGGTCCACCGTGTCTTCAGCTATGGACAATCTTCGTTCCACGGTCTCTTCCGCCGTGTCCAGCATCAAGAGCAGTTTCCGGTCATTAAGCAGCATCGCGTCTTCCGCCTACAGCTGGGGACGTGACATCTGTTCCCAGATGGCTGCAGGTGTGCGTGCGGCCGGGAGCGCGGTGATCTCCGCAGCGGAAAGCATTGCCGCCCGCGTGAGGAGCCTATTGCATTTCTCCGTGCCGGATGAAGGCCCCCTGGCGGATGCGGACACCTATATGCCGGACTTCATGGAACTGCTGGCAAAAGGAATCACGAAAAATGAAAAGCTGGTGACAGACGCTGTATCGCAGCTCGCGGGGGCCATGGGAACAAACCTGTCTGGTCCGGTTGGTAACCTTGGGGGCTCTGTGGAAGCGGCGTTTGAGAAGATCACCATAGCGATTCGGGACAGCTTGAAAAGCGCGGCAGGGGGAATTGAAGAAGGGATTCTTGCCGGACTTTCCGGAGCAAAAAATAAGGTGGGTTCTCTGTGGGGTGAACTGGCCGACATCACCCGCGGAGCCATGGGCAGCCTGACCAATGAAGTGAAACAGGGAATGTCCGGCATGGCTTCAGCGGTCGGTGAACTGTCGAACCAGATGACATCCCTTGGGAGCGGCCTTTCAAACCTTGGGAACACCATTGGCTCAAAGTTCCTGGTGTCGGTAGGCAATGGAGTCACTAAGGTTGGCAGCATAGTAGGCAGTGTGGCCGGGATCACCGAGGACCTTTTTGAGATGTCCCAGAGCATCCAGACAATCACCGGCGCATTCCAGAACCTGGACACAGCACTGTCCGGCGTTGCGGGTTCTTCCGGATCGCTTGGCGAACTTGGCGAGCTGTTCCAAACCCTGATCTCTCGATGCGGCGGCCTGGGGGATGCCCTGTCCGGGCTCCTGTCAAATCTGGGCAGCGCCGGCAGTTCGGGCTTGTCCGGACTGCTTTCCACTCTCGGCAGCGGTATCGGTAAAACACTTACCGGTCTGGTCTCCAAGGTCGGGAGTTTTGGCTCCGGTCTTTCAGGAATTATCTCTTCCATCGGCTCTGCTCTTTCTGGGATTGCAGGTTCCGCTGGCAGTACCATCACGGGGCTATTGGGTTCTGCCGGATCTGCCATCGGCGGTTTTGCCGTATCCGCTGGCACAGCTCTGTCCGGTGTGGCAGCGTCTGCTGGGGGACTTCTCGCCTCTGCGGGTGGTGCCCTTGCCGGGCTCGCTGGACCTGCCGGGATTGCGGTCGCGGCGGTTGGCGCAGTCAGCGTAGGGATCAAATCCCTGTGGGACAATTGTGACAGCTTCCGGGAAGGCGTAACCAATATCTGGGATAAGGTGACGGGGGCCGTCACAAGCGGTGTGAATGCCGTAAAGGGCGCTATCTCCACGGCAGCGTCGGCAATCGCAAATGGGGTGTCCACTATATGGAGCAGTGTAAAGAGTGCCGCTTCCGCTGCGGTAAACTGGGGAAAAGATATCTGTTCCGGCATCGCAAACGGCATAAAGTCTGCGGCGAGCGGGGTGTTCTCCGCAGTAAAAAACGTTGCAAAAGGCATCGCGGATTTCCTGCACTTCTCCGTGCCGGATAAAGGCCCACTGGCAGATGCGGACACCTATATGCCGGACTTCATGGAGCTGCTGGCAAAAGGTATCCGGTCTAATTCCGGTTCCGTATTAGATCGGGTCAGGGCCATGACTTCTCAGATCCGGGAGATGGTCCAAAACCTTGGCGATGATGGGCTGCCGGAGATAGATATCCCGCAAATCCATTCCCTGGGTGCCTGGGGAGGCAAGGGCGAGATGCCGGAAGCGGTCCTGGCTTCGGGTGGAAGCGCGCCGGTCACGACCAATAATAACCAGCGTACCGTCAACATGGGCGGGATCCATCTGACCGTGAATGGTTACAATGTCCAGAACGATGACCAGCTGGCATCCATGGTGGCAAATAAGATTAATGAAATGATGGATGAGGACAATTCGGTGTTTAAATGACGCTGGGTTGTCTTTTTCTATCGGGAAGGAGGATACGATGCAAAGACAGCCAGTCTTAACACCCAGGGATCTTAGCCTGTTCCAGCTGAAAACCAGATACACCAGGAACTACCTGACGTTTGCCGGAAAAAACAGCAAAGATTTTCTGCTTTATCTGTCCGGTCCGGGGGTATATGACGCTCCGGAAGTGGACATGGAGCTGACCAGTATTCCCGGAAAGAACGGAGATCTGATCCGGGAGAACGCAAAGAGCGGACAACGCCGCTATAAAAACCTTGATATCACCTACCAGGCGTTTTTCTTTGACAGCCTCCCTGCGCGTACCGCATCGGTCAAGAGCTGGCTGCTCTCCCCTGTAGGGTATCAGGTGCTCCATGACACCTATGATCCGGATTTCTTCCGGTTGGCGTTGTGCAGGGAGGCCTTGTCCTTTGAGGTAAAGGGAAAGAAAGGGGCGAGCATGGAATTAAAGTTTCATTGCCAGCCCCAGCGCTGGAGCGTGGAGGGGCAAAAGAAGGTGCGGATGGATGCTCCGGGCGTGATCCGCAATCCCTATGCTTTCCCAAGCAAACCGATCATCCGGGCCTATGGGGATGGGGAGGCAAAGCTGTATGTGGGCAGCGAGTCTATCACCCTCTATTCGATTGACGGGTTCGTGGACTTAAACTGTGAGACCCATAACGCTTACAATGCCGGCGGGTTCTGCAATGGAACGATACAAAGCGATGATTTTCCCGATTTTGAGCCGGGGAAGAACCACATTTCCTGGACCGGAGGCATCTCCTATCTGGAAATAACACCAAGGTGGTGGACGCTATGAACAGGGAAGAATGCTGGCTCAGGAATAACCGGAAAGGCGGTGACGCCCTATGATCCCCTGCCTGTATGCGGAAGCGGAGATGTCATTTACAACTAACGGGATCGGGAAGCTGTGCGACGCTATCTCCTGCAGTGTAACGGAAAAGCGGAACGGCAGTTATGAGCTGAAAATGACTTATCCGTCGGATGGCCTCCATGCGGAAACGCTGTCGGAGGGCGCTGTCATCCTGGCAAAACCATCTGAGCGGGTTTCCCCACAGCCGTTTCGGATCTACAAGACTACGACACCGTTAAACGGGGTATTGGAGGTAGCCGCACGGCATATCCAGTACCAGGAAAACTTCATCACGGTCAGCCCGTTTTCTGTGACTGGGAGCCAGGCGGCGATGGCTGAGTTCGCAAAGCGCGCCACCACGGACTGCCCGTTTTCTTTCTGGACGGATATTGATTCCCAGGCTGTGTTTTCTATTTCAGCCCCTTCTACCATCCGCAGCTGTCTGGGAGGGATGGAGGGCAGTATGCTGGACACTTATGGCGGGGAATATGAATGGGATTTCTTCACAGCCAGACTCCATCGAAACAGGGGGAATGACTACGGGGTGCGGATCGTCTATGGCAAAAACCTGGTGGATTTCCAGATGGAAAAATCCATTGAGAACGTAATCACCGGTGTCCACCCATACTGGAAAAACAGTGAAGACGGAGCCCTGATGGAACTGCCGGAAAAAGTGGTTATGGCGTCTGGACGGAGTATGTCCTTTGATAAAGTCACGCCTTTGGACTGCAGCAG